AAGAAATTAGAATCAATAGGTCAAGGAAAATTAGACCTTTAATTAAAATATTTATATTCATCAAGTGTTAAAATAAAAACTTTTTAACAATTGGATATATTTATATACAAATAAAACCAAACAAAAAAAATGGCAAAAGAAAAATCAATCGTAGAAGAGGCAATCATTCAGATGAAAAATCTTGAAGAGGCTGTTGCCGAAAACGCAAAAGGAATACTTGCTTCAACCATGAAGGAAGAAATCAAAGAATTAGTAAAAGAATCTCTGACTGAACAAGAAGATGAGGTTGAAGATGAAGAAAACGTTGACATGGAAGAACCTGAATCTAACGACATCGCAACTATGGACATGGGCGACACTGAAAGTGAAGACGACATGGAAGATGAAGATGAGGAGGAAGAAGAAGACATGGAAGACGAAGAAGAAGATGAAGAAGATGCAATTGACTTAACTAACAAATCAGATGCTGAAGTTCTTCGTGTATTTAAATTAATGGGTCCTGATGATAACATCGTTGTAACAAAAGATGACGCAGGTAACATTAGTATTAAAGATGATGAAAAAGAGTACATGATTGTTGGTGAGGGGATTGAAGAAGTGGGCGAAGAAGATGAAGAATTTGACATGGAAGATGAATTTTCAAGCGAAGACACATCTGAATACATGGATGACATTTTCTCAGATGAATTAGATGAAGAAGAAACCATTTACGAATTAGAGATGAATGATTTAGCGGATGATAAATACGCTGGTGACGCGTCTCTTGAAGAAGAAGATTCTATTGTTTATGAAATCGACTTTGATTCTGAAGATGAAGAGGAGTTTGAAATGGATGACGAAGAATTCGATATGGAAGGTGAAGAAGAATTCGATATGGAAGATGGAGAATCTTTAATGGAGTCCAAAAATAAAAAAATGAAAATAAAAGCAAAAGGCGTTGGAATGGGTTCACCAAAATTCAAATACAATTCTAAACCAAATATGGCGGGAGGTTTCAAAGAAAAAATGAAACAAGGACCTAAGTCAGTTGGTACAGGAAAGGCAAAATTTGAATACAAAGAAGGTGAAAACATGAACGGCAAAATGAAACCTGTGAAGGGAGTAAAGAAAACTGAAACAAAAGAAGCCGCTCGTACTTTAGGAAATGGTTCTAAGTTTAGAAAAGGTGGTTTACCAAAACCAAGAGCACATTCAAAAGCGAATACTTCAATTAAAGAAAACTTTGATTTCAGAGAAGTTGAATTACTTAGAGAAAAGAACGAAGAGTATAGAAAAGCGCTTAATGTTTTCAGAAATAAACTTAATGAAGTTGCAGTTTTCAATTCAAACTTAGCTTACGCGACAAGATTGTTCACAGAACATTCTACGTCAAAACAGGAGAAGATTAATATTTTAAGAAGATTTGATGGTGTTGAAACTATTAAAGAATCTAAGAATTTATATCAAACCATTAAAGATGAGTTATCAGTAACAACATCTAAAGGTAAATCTAATGTTAATGAGTCAGTTGAGAGAGTAATTGAAAAATCACAATCTACAGGTTCTGCTAGTAACTTAATCGAATCAAAAACATATGAGAATCCTCAGTTTTTGAGAATGAAAGATTTAATGGCAAAAATAAAATAAAAAATAAAATAAAAAAAAACAAAAAAATGGGAGCATTATTAGAATCAGGTCTTGTTGGTAACATCGGTTTAAAACACCTTAAAGTTATCAAAGAAGATACAATTACAAAATGGGATAAATTAGGATTCCTAGAAGGCCTTAAAGGTCACCTAAAAGAAAACGTGGCGCAGTTATATGAAAACCAAGCGTCATTTTTGATAAATGAAGCAACTGGAGAAGGTTCAAACGGAGCGTTCGAAACTGTTGTATTCCCTATCGTTAGACGTGTATTCTCTAAATTATTAGCGAATGACATCGTATCGGTACAAGCTATGAACTTACCTATCGGTAAATTATTCTACTTCATTCCTAAAATTCAGGGTTATGAAAACGGAACACCTCAAACACCTGGTAATGATTTTGAAGGTAAATCAGGAGACCATTACGCACCAATAGGTTCTCCAGGTAATTATAACACTCCTCAAAACGCATCAGCTGGTTACACAGGTGCAGGAGCATTCAAGAAAAATCTTTACGATTTATTCTATGAAGGAAATGAAGGTGAATTAGACCCTCCAGGTTTATTTGACTATTCTAAAGGTCGTTGGTCAGCGATGACTGTAGATACTACAATCCAAGTTTGGGTAGATGGTGGATTAGAAAACCTTAATGATGAATTAAATGGTGCTGTAGGTGTTAGAAAAATTATTGTTAAAATGTGTGATTTCGCAAACACGGGTGCTGGTAAATTAATCGGTCCTGATGGTAACGAGTACGATACAGAATCTTTCTTAGCTGATTTACGTATTTATGCAAACAATGAAGCTGGACTTATTGTTACTTCAGGTTCTTGTGGTAACGTATTGTCAAGTAATGCCGGACCAAAATCATTATTATTCCGTGTTGTAACTCAACAATATGGTAAAGGTATTGTTAAATACGGAAACGCTAATACAGCTCCTTGGCCAACTAGAGAAGGAAATATTTCACAAGGTGGTAACGGTGGTTCATTTAACGATATTTGTGATATTGAAGGTTGTATCTATTTAGAGGTTGACCTTTCTTGTCCAGTATGTGCTGATTGTGACGCATCATCTTTAGATGGTTACACAGGAGTTACTATGGTTGCCGATGTTGATAACCAAGGGTTTAGTGCAGTATTCAGACGTTATGAAGAACTTGAGTTTGAAGATAAAATCGGTGAGGTTTCTTTTGAACTTGATTCTGTTACAGTTTCTGTGACTGAAAGAAAGTTAAGAGCACAATGGTCACCAGAACTTGCTCAAGACGTTGCAGCGTTCCATAACATCGATGCTGAAGCTGAATTAACTGCTTTATTATCTGAACAAGTTGCGGCAGAAATCGACCGTGAAATCTTACGTGACTTACGTAAAGGTGCAGCTTGGAACTTACGTTGGGATTATAACGGATGGAGAAGAATTAAACAAAACATGACTTACACTCAAAAAGATTGGAATCAAACATTGATTACAACTATCAACCAATTATCTGCTCAAATTCACAAGTCAACTCTTCGTGGTGGAGCTAACTGGATTGTTGTATCAAGTGAGGTTTCTGCAATCTTTGATGACTTAGAATACTTCCACGTATCTAATGCTTCACCAGAGCAAGACCAATACAACATGGGTATCGAAAGAGTAGGTACTTTATCAGGTCGTTACCAAGTATACCGTGACCCTTATTTCCCACCAAATCAAATTTTGATTGGACATAAAGGTACATCGTTACTTGATACAGGTTACATCTACGCACCGTACGTACCTCTACAATTAACACCTACAATGTACAATCCATTCAACTTTACGCCTATCAAAGGTATTATGACCAGATACGCGAAAAAAATGGTAAATAACAGGTTCTACGCAAGAATTACCGTTGACGGAGTTCGTACATTCGATTTAAGAGAATTGAGATAATCAAATCTTAAATAAAACCTAAAAAAGGTCAGAGAAATCTGACCTTTTTTTATTTTTAATAATTTAAATAAGATTATTATATGAGATAACACTTATGCTAATGTTGTAAGAATATAAAGTTTCTTTAGGGGTAATAATCATTTTATAAAGGTCGTATAGGTCATCTTTCATTTTCTTCTCATTCATTTTAATATCAGAACAATGATTAAAAGACCACAAACTAAAAAATATTGAGTCATCATTTAACATATTATCATAACAATCTATATCAACATGCTCTTCGATAAAATCAGTATCTAAAACAATTAATACATCCGCTTGTAGTTCTATAAATATTTCTCTAACTCTTACAATCTCAATTCTCTCAATAAAAGGATATTCTTTTTTTAGGATTAAATTTGCAACATTTTCAAATTTTTCTTTGTCTGTTTTCATTGTATTTTATAAATATCAAGATATTTATATATAAAATATATAATATGAAAAAACTATTTAATATAACTGAAGAGGAAAGAAAAAAGATTTTAAATCTTCATGAAAATGCCGCTAATAAACAATATTTAGTTGAAGGTATTACAATTAATTTTGACGCTAGTGGTAAGATGACCGCAACTGACGGTAAGAATACAGTTCCTGTTGACGGAACTAAAACATTAGACCAAATAAAGGCGATGTTTCCTGGAATGACACCATTACAAAAACAAGCTCCAGCTCCGCTACAAACTCAAAATGTTCAAGATACACAGATATCATCAAACCTAAATTTAGGACAACCTGCAAAATAATATGAAAAACTTATTTATTATAACAGAGGAAGAAAGAAAAAGAATTTTGGGACTTCATGAAAGTGCGACCAAAAGACAATATTTGAGTGAACAGGAAAGTGAAGAAACAAAACTTAGGAAATCATTAAATCCTATTGCGAATGAAATTACAATGATTGTTTCAGGAAATAGGTTTCAAAATGTAGATGAAACAAAATTAATTAATGCCATTTTAAAAATTCCTGATGTTAGCACACTTAACGCCGTTAATAACGATTTAAAAAGATATTATGCCAACAAGACAAATAAATATACAGGATTAGACGCAGTAATTGCAGATTCTATAGGCACACTTGATAGTGGTAAAGAAAGATTAAGACCCCATTTACAGAAGTTATTAGGTTGGAACAGTACACAAAACTTAGGAACAAGTAATTTTAAATTTCCTGATTTAAGTGTTATTATGGCAAATCAAATACAACGACAAAGAGATACCGCGTCACAAAATACAAAGACTAATACCACCACACAACAACAAAATAAAGACAATAACACAACTCAAAAAACTGCAGATACGGGTAAAGCAAATCCTGATACTACCCAAGTAAAACAAAGAACCGTTCCTACATCAACCGAACAATTAACTCAAAAAGGATATTATTTAAGAAAAGGAGATAAAGGACCTTTAGTTAACACAATTCAAACAAGATTGATAGATGCTGGTGAGGATGTTGCATTAACATCAATATTTGACGATATGACAAAAAAAGCGGTAATGAGTTTCCAAACTAAAAATAACCTTGTAAATTCTAAAACAAAACAACCTGACGGAGTTGTTGGTCCTAAAACTTGGGGAATATTATCTAATACCAACAGGGAAAATATGAAAAGTAAAGAAGTTACCTCAATACCAACCAACACTAATGAACCTGCGGATAACAGAAGAACACCTGAAAGACCTGGACAAGATTTTAATTATCAGAGTAATCAAAAAGGAGTTGCTCCTGAAATGACTCCAATACCTGACCAAGGACAATATGGAAATAGGACAACATATAGACAATAATTTTAGTTAGTTTCTTCCTTGGTATAAGTCCTAATTGATTTTGATATTACTTCGGACTCACCAAGACTAAAGACACCCTGATGATAAGCGAATTTAACCGCCTGTATTAACATATATGAGGCGGTTTTTTTATCCATTGTTGTTAATATGGTATCTAAGTGAGACTCATCGTATAATGGTATGGTATTAAATAATTTTCCAAATAATTTTTCATCTTCCATTTTAATATTGTTTGATATTTATATATAAGAATTTTTATTATGAAAGACAATAGAAACGATAAAATAAATGAGGCAACTTACTCATACCATTCAAGAGGTTCGTATAACCCCCCATTAAGACCTGGATTAAGAAAATTTTTGGACAATAGTAATGACCCCTTTTTTGAACCTGTATCTAATTATATCAACGCCGAAAATCATTACGATTCATTAGATGGTAAGATGAGTAAGAATAATAAAAATATTAAGAAAAAAGAATCTGTCTCTAAAAAAATTAGAAATAAAGATTTTAATATTGAAATTGATGAGGAGGGTGATGATGAATTTGCAAAAGCACCTTTTAAAAAGGTTGTCCAAAAGGTGAAAAAAAACAAAGGCGTTATTGATATATCTGAGGCAAATACAAGTGTTACCGCCGGACTTTATAACGGTCCTATTGAATTGGGTTTAAAAAAATGGAAAAATGAGACCGCACCATTCAATAACGAAGTTTCTCATACTCATAATAAAAAGGCTAAAAAATCAAAAATGAAAGATAATGTGTTAAGAACTGTTGGGGTGTGGGAAAAAGGAAAAGGCGGCTCATATCATATACCAACGCACGATGCGGGTGGTAAAAAACAAAAGAAAAAAATGGAGTCATTGGAGGAATGGTTGGATAGAAATGAAAATGTACTATACGAAGATTTGGCCGTTTGGTTTGGAACAAAAAAGAAACCAAAGGGAAGTAAACAGCCAAAAGGCCCTTGGGTAAATATATGTCGTAAAGATAAGAATGGTAAACATCCCCCTTGTGGAAGACCTGAAGCAAGTGATAAAGCTTATCCTAAATGTAGAGCGGCAGGTGTTGCCGGTAAAATGTCTGACTCTGAGAAACGTTCTGCTTGTCAACAAAAAAGAAGGGCTGAAAAAACCAACCCTAAGTCAGGTACAGGAAACAAACCTAAACTCGTTTCCTATAAACCAAGAAATGAAAATACAATTAAAATAACTGAAGCTCAGTTAGAAAGATTAATTAAATCTCTTATTTAATTGTGTCTTTTACAACATTTGTTGTGTCCGATTTTCTTTTTTTACTTTCTTTAATTTCTTTAATTACTTTAACCGTGTCATAAACAATTACCTTTTGTTTTACCTTAACAGTATCGTAATATGTTTTAACTTCGGGTGAATTATCTTTTTTTGGGGAAATTAACGTTAATGTGAACATCATTAATACTAATGCTATTGGTAGCATTACCACTGTAAATCCCATCCAAAATACGTGTTTAAACTTTGTCATTTGTGATATTTTTATAAATGTTAGATAATGAATGTTTTACGTTTGACCTAATTTCAGATTCCATAACTTGTCTTCTAATCTCAACCTCGTTATCGAATGTTTTAAGTAACCTATCATAAGCTTTATATGTAAGGTCAATATTGTAACTGTAATGATGATTTACAATA